ATATTATTTATTTTAGAACAACCTACAAGGCTGATAAAAAATATACCTAAACCGAGGCTTAAAATTGATTTTATATTCATTATTATTTATTTATTTTTATTATTTTCAATAAAATTAAGTATTCTGTATAATCCATCAATATTTCTATTTGAGCAGGCGAATAATTTTCCTGTTTAAAGACTTGTTTTATAGCAGATATATATTGCTCAGACTTTTCCATTAATTGCTTTGGATACATTACACCTTTTTTCAAAGTTATATTATCTGTAACTATATTAAATATAAGATTAAATGTACTTACTATATCCTGATGTGTATATTTAAATTTTCTACCTTCTAAAATATAACCTTTTATATAAGATTTATATGCTGCTATTTGATTTTCTATTGTCATTTGTGCTTTGTTTTATAATACAAATTTACAACATTTTTTTCAATCTACAAAATTATTTTTAAAAATTTTCATATTTTTTTATATTAAATATATTTTTTATTATATATTAAATAAAAAAATATAATAAAAAAAGCGAGTGATTAACCCGCTTTTTTTATATAAACTTTTCTACTTCCAATATATTTTTGTATTAATTTTCCAATTCTAATACTTAAACTTTCAATCTTATCATATTCATCTAAATGAATAGCCATTTTTAATTCACTATCTAAATCAAGTATTCTTCTAACAAAAGTATCTTTATCCATTTGTAAAATATAATTTTTGTTCGGCTTCTCTTCTTCTTGTTAATCCATTTAATATTTTACCACCTGCTTTATTCCATTTCATAAACTCATCTTTAATGGTTATATCATTCGGATTACTATTTAATTTTTTTAAAAGAGTTGATTTAGCAAAAGCAACTATACCTATATTCCATACAAAACTTAATATAGCACCAAACTGATTATCATTCAGTTGAACCTTAACCACTTTTTTTATATCATTAGAAAACTTATTAACCATAAATATTAATAATTCTTCGGCTCTTGCTTTATTTATCTTATCACCCATTTTAACTCTTACACCATTTTCATAAAATGTATTACCAAAACCTATTGTTTCAACACCGGCACTACATCGATATGCTTCTAATTTACAACCTTCAAATTCTTTAATTAACTCAATTCCTCTTTTCATCTTTATCTTCTTTATTTTCTATTTCATCTAACAAATCTTTTGTTTCACTTGTACCTCTTTTTACTATTTTAACTAATCTATCCCATATTTTAATACCAGTCATAATTTCAAATGTCTCCAAAATCGATTTTATTTCAACCAAACTAATAAAACCAGCAGCAATTTTTGCCAAATTAAGTGTTGTTTCTAATATATATTTATCTAAAAAGAAAACAGAAAGAACACATAATGTATATAAAACCATTTTACTAATAGTATTACTGGCTTTTCTACTTGTTATTTTTTCTTTAAGTTTGTATGCCCTCATTAATCCAAATATAAAATCAACTGCTATTAGAAATCCAACAGTTAATAAAAGTGGTTTTATCGGTGTTAATAAGGCTATAATAGCAATTAAAAGGCTATTAAAATGTGTGACAATCCAAGTTTTCAAATTATATAATTATTTTTATTAGTATCTATATCTAAATCTATTACATCTATTTTTCCTAATATAAACTCCTAAAAATAAGTTATTATCAGTTGGTTTTAACTGACTTTTATTATCTTCTGTTAATTCAGGTATCAAATGTGTATTATCAAACAAAAATCCACTTAACCTATTCTTATAAAATGCCATATCACTATCATATACAACTCTAATAGTCTGCATATTCTTTTCAGTTGCGCTATCACTATAATTTGAATCCTTAGTAACTATACCTTTATTAGTTATAAAAAAATGTAATTCAGGCATCGCTTCCCACATAAAAGCCGCCTTCATTACATTCAAAATATAATCTTCATATAATTCTAAATAAACACCACTTAAAGTAGATGCCGCATAATCAGTCATTATTTTTTTATAAAGTATAGTTCCAAGTAAAGGTGCTATATGTTTATCTTGTGTTTTATCTATAAACTTTTCTAAAAAAGCCGACTCAACATTACCATCAACTGTTGTATTATCCTTAATAAAGTTTGTATCAATTAATCTACTATACATATTTAATCTATATTTTCTGTTGTAGGTTCATCACCTTCTGTTTTTTTATCTACTAATAAACTTGCTACATCTCTATCATAACCATAACCAACTAACATGCTTATTTTAGCATTTTGTGATATAGGTGCTGTTAAAATTGCTATCATTTCACTCGGTGGTATATTCGGACTTAAATTTAAAGTATATTTTTCTAATTTTAACTTATCATTCAATCCATTTATTCTACCAAATTCATTTAATTGCTTTTCCAATATCTTTTGCTGCTTACTTACATAAGTTGCCTGAAACTGACTTAAAGATTCTAATCTATCATTTTTACCACCTAATTCACCAGCAATCTCATAACCAAATAATTTTCTATCATTAACATTATGAGCTGCTATAATACCTTCCATAACATTTTTACTTAATTCAGCATATTTCTTATCACTATCATTTGTTTGTATAGGTTCAATAGTTGCCTTCTTATCAGGATCTTCACAATATGTAATCCAAGCATTACCAGCCTTTTTAGCACCTTGTAAATACTCTCTTATTCTTTCATCATTTTCATCTGCTTCTTCTGGACTTGGTGTTGCCACAAAATTAATATGAAATGATGGATTAAACTGATTATTAATGGTATGTAAGTGATAATCATTAATTTGTACCTGTGTTTGTATAAGAGTAAGTGCTGGAGTATATTCTGGTATAGGATAGTAATTATTCATACCTCTATGATCCATATAATAAAATATACAAGTTTGCTTAACACCATAAATATATTTTGGATAAATAATAGGTTGTTCTTTACCCATCCTTACATCTTTCCAACTATTAGCCACATAATATTTTTCTTTATCAACTCTTATATTAGCCGGGCTTATATAATCTATTCTTGCTATCTTTTCACCATCTTTGCTATAAGTAATAATTAAAGACCAACCATTAAATATAACAAAATCTTTTGCTACTTTTTCCATAATAGTTTCTAAATCATATCGGCTACTTGAATTATTAATAAAATCAATTGTTTCTTGATCCCAATTAGCATTTATAAACCCACTACCACCTATCATATTTGCTTTTAAATCACAAATCGCACTATGTAGCGGTGCTGAATTATATAATTTTAATAAAAAATCAGGATATAAATTATCAATACCCCAGTTTATCCAACTATTATTATTTCTATCCAACTCAATATATTCTGGTATTAGTGGCACATCCGGTGCCGAGTATTCAACTCTTCTTATCATATTGTTATCCATTTATTATCATTATTCCTTTTTCTACTATTTTAATAGCATTATTTAAATCTAAATCATATTGACCTGTTTCCCACACTTCATACTTCCACTCACCTTTTAAAGCAGGTATTATACCAGCAGTGGCTCCATAAGTAGCACCAGCAATCACACTAAAAGTATATGAATTATAATTGAATGGTGCCGCCGAATTATCATCCGCTGTAAATATATGTATAGTATTTCCAGTCGCTCCATATCTTTTATCACTATCTGTTATTTTAAATACAAAATAAGGATTAACTATATTATTTGACTTTTCATATAATGTAAATATAACCGAATTAGTACCTGTTTCTAAATATTTCATTTATTTCTTTTTCTTTTTATCTACCATTACTTCATCAAATATATGAGCATATCCTTTATGATAAAAATGTATATAAAGTTCCTTTTCTAAAAATAAAGTATTTATAACCTTTTTAGTAAAAGGACATTGAATAAATATATCAATATATTCTTTTTTTATTTTTAATTCCATAACTATATATGTTAATTTTTAATTTTTATTAACTTTTAATCAAAAAAGCCATCAACCTAATTTAGGTTGATGGCTTTTAAATACCAATATAAAATTATGCTGTGATAAGAGATAAAGCAGCAGCAGTTGTTACCTGTAATGCTGAACTTTGTTCTTTACCTTCAAATGTTAAAGTATATCCATTCAAAGAATCCATAGTTTTACCAGCGCCACCGGCACCACCAGTTAAGGTTAAACCACCTTTGTCTCCAAGATAGAAATATCTACCATTTTTGTCTAAATAAATAGCTCTCCACTTACCTTGGTTTAAAATTCTAACAAGTTTATTCAACTCGGCAGTCATCTTAGGAAGTATGATGGTTAAAGTTTGAGTAAACATAGAAGTATGATTTTCTATGTTAGCACTCGGCACATCTGTAAATTCAGCGGCTTCTAATGTTTGCTCAAAGGTGAAGAATGATGCAGTGGTTCCTGTGAAAGATGTTATTTGGTCGATAGAAGAAGAAGTACCTAAAATATAGGTCTGATTCTTTTCATATTTACCTATATACACCTCTTGAATACCACCAGAATTATCTCTACAACCAAGAGTGAATGATGTTAATATATTACAACTCATATTATTAATTATTTTTTTTTATTAGAGGGAACCTATTTTTTATATAGGCTCCCTATTTTTAATTAGTTAGTTTGTCCGAATATGATATAAGGATATCTTGCTACACCTAAACCAATTTTACATACAAATCTATATTTTGTTGCTCTACTATTCGCATCATACCAAGCCTCATAGTTATTCATATCAGTTAATGAATCATAACCAAATCTTAAATTTGATTTTGGAGTTAATATAAAATAGTGCTTACCATTTGTTGGCAATAGATTATGTAATGCTACAATTTTAATATTAGCAGCACCTTGATAATCAATCTCCCATACTCTGTTACCAGAAGCATCATAAGGATTAAAATGGAACCTATTCTGAGCATTTAAAGCATCAAAATATATAGAATAATCAGCCAAAGACATGTATAATTCTAAATCTGGTTCAGTTAAAAGTTCTGGTTTTGTAGTAATCAATTTAGTAACCACTTGATCCACAATAGCAATTGCTGTTGATGGTGTGTAAGAGTTTGTTAAACCAACCTGAGTAACAGAAGCCGAAGCAGATATTACACATTGGTGTAAAAGACCTAATGATAATGCTGGTGTTGCTGTTGAGAATGTACCAGTTGAAGTTGAATCCATTAAAAGGATCTGCTCAATCTTTGAAGGTATTTTCTTAGCCTTATCAGCCATAAACACTTCCGCAAACTTACCAGTTAAATCACCAGTTGCTCCGCCTGCTTTTGTTTGAGTACCCCAAAATGTGTTATCCAATGCATCTAAACATATAGTAGATTGATTACCCATTTGTTTAATTGTTAAAAGATTTCTAATAGGTGTTTCAGTGTTGTTGCCTGTGATATCAGTTGAGCCATCACAATCTACATCTTGGAATACCACAGTTGAATCAAAACCATTAATATATTCACCTACACCTGGTATATTAGGCATATGTGGAATTCTTGTTATAAAGTTAGAAGTCAATACCGCTTCTGACACAATATCCATATTAAGTTCATTAATAAAGTTTGCTAAGTTACCTAAATTTAAAGTTGTTGCCATATTTTTTTATTTTTATTTTTATTTTTTATTTACTAATTCAAATATTCTTTTAATCCTTTCGGTTTTATCGGTTATATCGGAATTAAATTCTGTTTGTTTCGGTACAAATGGTTCATCTGCTGGTTGCTTTGCTATTTTATTAATTGTAGCTGACATTTTTTCCTGTTTAGTCATTGTACCTTCTATAATAGTTATTAAATCCATTACTTGCTTTTCTAAATCAGCAACTTTTGTTTCTAATTCACCTACTCTTGGATCTTCCATCATTTTGATGTCTTCTTCCTTTTTCATTTCTTCACCACACATCTCTACTGTTGCTGGTTCAATATCAATTTGTTCCGATGCTGGTGCTTCTATATTCTTAACTAAACCTGATTCAACACTAACTTTTGTACCATCAGTTAATTCATACATACCATCACCTAAATCTACTTTCAAACCTTCAACCACTTCATAAATCTCTAAACCTATACCAATTTCTTCACCAACCACAATCATTTCTCTACCATCAGTTGTTTTAACACTAACTTCGAATTCAACTTCTACTTCTTTTATCTTTTCTTCTTCAGTTGGTTCCATAAAAGATTGTATTCTTACCATTAATCTGTTAATTAATTCATTTCTATTTAGCATAATTATATTCTTTTCTTTTTATATATATAAAATAGTTAATTTTTTTAACTTTTTATATTAAATACCATTAATAATTCCTCTAATGATAAACTATTAATTATATCTTCTTCACTCATTCTTACTAATTTATGACCTAATATACCTTCTATACTAAATCCAGTCTTATTATTACCTTTAACTTCTTTATCCCAAAATTGTTTATCTTCAATTTTAACCATCATAAAATGACTACCTACTGGCAATTCAAATCCATATAAGTTTGACTTATCTTTAAAAGTATCTTCTACAATCCAATGTTCTAAAATATAACCTGGTACCATACTTTTTGTATGTTCTAAATTAATAGAGTGATTAGAAGCGGTTCTAAAAAACTTTTGTACTATTTTTTCAATAACTTCTTTTGAAAATATAACTTGATATTCACCATATTCATCACTTCTATCAATTACTAAATCCGGTATCATAGTTGGTGCTGCCACAATCATTTTCTCATCATCCATAAACATAGAAAATCTACCACCACCTGGTCTATTCTTATTTCTATTATATCTTTTTTTATTGGCTTGACAATACTCACAAGGTCCAGATTCACTTTTACCTTTTGCTTCTAATTTCCACTGACCATTAACTATATCACACATACAATTAGGGTGACAAGGTGGTACAGGACAACCTTCTTCATCAATTTCAGCAAAAGTAACACCTTTAATACCTATTGCTGGTCTTCCTACTAAACTTATTAATTCTATACCTGTTTCATCGATATCTTCTAAATTAATATCAATCTTATATAAGGGCTTTTCCATATTTTTTATTTTATTTTTATAACATATTTCTATTATTTAACACAGTTGCTCTATTCATAGCATTCCTTATATCTTGTTCTAACACATATACCTTCATACCACCAATCATATTTGGATTAAATGAATTTAAGTTTAAAAATCCTTGACCAAAATATGGATTACCTGGTGCTGCTAAATCTCTATTAGTTGAAGCACCTGAACTACCACTTGTTGAAGTTGAGGTTGATTGTGCCGGTGAAGCATAATTAAAAGTAGTACTTGTTACCTTAGCAAATTGAAGAGCACCAAGAGCAGCAGCAATAGCAGAAAATGGAAGACCACCTGTTGCTGGACTTAAAGCAATTGCTTTTGATATAGCCTCTGCTGTATTCATAACTATACTTGCTATACTTGCTGCTTTTTTCCTATTAAACTCTCTTTTTTGAAATTGTTCTTCTGTTATTTCACCTTTTTTCAATCTATCTTTATCTTTAATTGACTCCAAATCCATTATCAACTCAGTTGCTTCCATACCTTGTTGAGCATAACCAGCAATTTTATCAATAGTTTCTACATTTGCTTTTATTTTGGCGGCAGAAGTTTCTTCGGTTAATTGTTTTTGTAAATTAGAATACTTTTTA